GCAGCCATAACCAGAACCATGGAGCTGATATTATGCACTCCGGCCCTGCCCCTGAAGCCGCTGTTTTATGAAGCCTTGATGGATGTGGAAGCGTCCAGTCAGGAGCAGGCTGCGATTAGACATGCCCCAAAATTGAATGGGTATGGTTTTTGGGCGCTGATAAAGCGCGGAGAACCGTGGACTTTTATAACTTGGGGAGACTGGTTTCGATATTGGCTAGTACCATCCCTGTTATGGTTTTTTGTTTATAAAAAACTGGAAAGGATTCACAAATGACAACAACTTATCATCCTTGGATATATTACAGAACAGATTGTCCAAATTTGCGTGTGGAATTCATAGGTGACAAGGACACCATCCCTGAACTTGAACTTATTCCCTGTCTGCTTATCCAGAAAGAATTAGCCATTGCAGAAGTGTCAATATGGGATACCCTGCGTTGGATATATGGTGAAGGTTTATCGAAGTATTTTCAGGCGGTAGATGAAGGCAAAACGTACACCATATCTGGAATATTTGTACATCGCCGTGTTCGGAAGACTTGGGAGGAGACTAGCGTATAGCCGTCTTTGGTATAATCGGGGTTACATAGGGATACATTAGCAGGGGCCCAAATTCCCATTTATTCATATTTATTGAATTATGGGCCTCCTCCCTATAAGTTTCTTTGGAGGATACCAATGTCAGATCGAAAACGTTCAGAACAGCGCAGATTGAAGGGCAGGGGATGTCGGGCCCATAAGGGAATTTTTCCAAGACGCGGCCCGGGCAGGACAGCCCACGGCAGAAGGAATGGCTAACATGGGAACAAAACGACCGTCCCCCGCAGGTGGCAATAGCACGAATTCAAAGCCCAAGCCGACTTCCGTGCCCCCAACGAAGAAGGGTTAGATATGCCTGAAAAGACTTGGAGGGACTATCCCCGACAACATGACAAGTTAATATTAGTAGGTATGAATCCAGCAACACGGGACATAACGCCGTGGGATGATGAAGCTGCGGAAATCTGGGTGTTGAATGAAATGTATCATTATCCCTTCACAAAGCGCTGGGATCGAATGTTTCAAATCCATCCGCGCTGGGATTTCATGCGCACCAATAATTTCAATGATCCAAATCATCCTAACTATCTGACTAATCAATCGGCCCCCTGTCTTTTCTGCAAGGGGTTGGGTGTTGTAAAGATCATGGGCAAGGAAGGCAAATGTCCTGAATGTGTTGAAGGAACCTATCATCCCCCCGAATACCGGATGAAGGAACGTCCGATCTACATGCAGAAGCATAGTGAAGACATCCCATTTTCAGTGGCGTTTCCGCTGGATGAAATCACAAAAACATTCCAGCCCCCTGACGAAGAATCCTATTTCACAAGCACTGTTTCCATGATGCTGGGCTTGGCCCTGTTGATGGAATTCAAGGAAATTGTGATGTATGGTTTCGAAATGGGAACCGGCACCGAATATCACTACCAGCGCAATTGTGCAGAATATTGGATGGGCTATTGTCGTGGTAAGGGTGTGAAGCTGACCGCCCCTGAATCTGGATTATTGAAGGGCCCGCTATATGCCTACAAATCGGTTCGCACTGGATTTAGACAACAATTGGAAATGCGCAAAAGCCATCTGGAAGGACAAATCCAACTGGCCGAACACGCCGCCACCCTGACAGAAGGTGCAATAAGCGGTTTATTGCCTTTCAAGGATCATGCAGATGTTGGCCCAGCCTTCGCACAGGCATTCGACACCAACTATCATAACAAGGGCTTCCTGAACTTTCTGCGGGGAACATTGCGCGAAGTGGAGAACATGATGGCCCTGCATGACACTTACTTTATTGAAAATATGTCCAATGATGCGGGTGAAGCGACGCCTTACAAGGACGCCACCAAGCACATTGGATTGACATATCAAATGGGGAAATAAGCAATTATTCGTATAGTAAGCGCCTGAACTACTGGCGTACAACTGACCAGCTTTTTGCTGGGTAAGATACTAGAACTATAACTAGGAGTATGAAATGGCAAACGTAAAAGTAAAACGTGAAGTTGAAGGCAAGGTAACAGAAGTCGAAATTGACGAAGCGGATGTTCTGGAGACGGATGAACTTGTTACGGAAGCTGCACCGGACAAATTGCAGGCAGACAAGAAATTCAGTCAGAAGGATGTCAACGCACTGTTAGCTAAGGAACGCAAAACTGCACAGGCCAAGCTGGAAGTCCTGCAAACCAAACATGATGAACTGTTGAAGTCCATTGCGGATAAGGAAGCAGAAGCTGAAGATGCTGCTAAGACGAAAGTCGAAGGCTTGCGTAAGGGTGTGCCCGAAACGATTGGCAAACTGCTGGACAAGCTGACCTACAGCGAACAACTGGAATGGCTGCAAGATCCAGCAAATCAAATTCAAAAGAAAACAGTCCCGCCCCTGCCGCCTGAAAGACAAAATGTCCCACAGGTTCCACGCATCGAACGGATTGTTTAGGAGTGTGAAATAATGGCTGCATTTACTAAAGCGGCAATCGTTGATATTGACGGTCTTTCCGCACAACGCTGTGTCATGATTACTGAACTGTTCAATGGTGATAGTTTCGGTAAGCTTGACCCGGTGTACATTGATTCGACTGGCGCTGTCAAAGCCGCCTTCGCAGATTCAACTGGATTGTTCTATGATGGCTTTGCGTCTGTGGCGTGTGACAGTGTGGTCGGTCATCCCGTTACCATTCTTGGTCGCGGTCTGATCATGACTTGGGTTGATGCTGGCGACAGTATGCTGCCCGGGTCTTTCCTGTATGTTGGTGCTGCTGGTGGTTTGGCTGATGCTGTGGCAAAAGGCGAAGCGACTGGTGCACTTGCTGAAGTTCCTGTTGCAAAAGCAATTAGTGCGACAGAAATCATCGTGATCAAATAAGGAGTGTGTGATATGTCGAAAATTTATTCCTTAGAAGATCTTTTAGCACAGGAGCATACTCCGGCTGTGGAGTTCGGCCTTGATAACATCGTGGCTGCAATCCAAGCACGACTTGCCTTCCTGAACGATGAAGTGGCGAATCAGATGAATTGGTTGGCCGAAACTTCTGCTGATACACGCCGGGTCTGGGGCACATCTGAAACCTTCGAAATGAAGGAAGTTGATGAATACGGTTTCGCCCGTACACAACAGCCGACCAGCGGTGTGGAAGTTGGTTTCCCCCTGCGTAAGTTCAGCGTTTCAACGGGCTGGACACGTGACTATTTGCTTCGCGCAACTGCACGTGATCTTGCCAAGAAAGCGTTGGGCATCATGGGTTCCTACCAGATTCGTCTGCGCAAGGAAATCCAATATGCAGTGTTCAACAATGATAACTATACCTTCACCGATTTCCTTGGTGATGGAACTGATCTGGCTGTCAAGGCATTCCTGAATGCGGACAGCGCACTGATCCCGGATGCTCCCAGCGGGACGACATTCGACGGCACGTCCCATCAGCATTATGTTGGTACGTCTGGCGCTTCATTGGCTTACACCGACATTGATACCCTGATCGCAAACGTTGTGGAGCATGGTAACATGCGTGACGTTTCCTTGATTATCAACGAAGCAGATGTGTCTGTGCTGGTTGGTTTGACTACAACCAAGTTTGTGGCTGTTCGTCCCGCAGTATTGGTCATGCCGACTACGGCTGCAACGACAGTCCTGACGACCGATGCCAATCAAGATCCCGCCAATGCGTTGGTTGGATATTGGGGCGCTTATCCTGTCTACACCCGCAGTTGGGTCGTGGATAACTATATTGTCTGTGCTGCTGTTAGTGCAGCGGAGAAGCCCCTCCTGCATCGTGTGGATCGTGTCGCTTCCATTCGTGGCTTGCGCATGGTCTATGAATTCGATGCGAACCCCATCACTGCCCAGTCTTGGGAAGCGTATGAAGGGTTTGCTCCTTGGAATCGTGCGGCTGTCGCAGTGCTTGATACTGCCCACCAGACGACTTACACGGAGCCTACGATTATCGCCAATCGGGCGTAATCTGTAGTTTATTAGATAACAGGGGGCTGTCCTTGTGATGGCCCCCTGACTAAGGTGAAACATGGAACTATTCAAATCACGGCGCTTCTGGTTACTTATGCTTGATACAGCCATTTCCATCGCCCTGCATTTCTGGGGTGGGGAAGATGTCAAGTTTTTGATTACTACGCTACAACCAGTCTTCATTCTTGTGATATTGGTATACACCGCCGATAATTCAATCAAGGCTTTCTTTGCCCGAAAGTAGGTTATTATGGCACTGTCCGATTACATCACAAGTACCTATGGACAATTGAAGACGCAGCTTTCATGGGGCGACAGCACCCAAATCCTGACCATCACAAATAAGACATTACAGCTTTATGGTGTGACATTGGAAGTAGATGCGACGGATATAGCCAAGCTGGAAGCCCTGTGTGATTATGCAGTCTGGCGGCAGGCACTGGCTGATATTTCATTGGACTATGCCTTCAGTGCAGATGGCAGCTCCTTCAGTCGCAATCAGGCTGTGGAGCAGGTCAGGCAGAACATGTTGATCGCTGAAAATGCCGCACTGCCCTATCTTCCCAACTATGAAATAACCATTCACGAAGACAAGACGAACGCCGACTGGTGGGAGGCTGCCGATGCGTAAGCTTTCCACTCCTGAAGTAGCCCGCTTGACAGCAACTGAAGTGGAAAGTCTGAACGATCTATGTGACATCTATCACTTCAATGGTACTGCTGATAGCCTAGGCGAAATTACTAATAGCTGGGACACTGGTACGTTTTCAGTGGCCTGTGGCTTTCAGGAGCAGATTGCCAAGCAGGCCCGCAGCGAACGTGGGCAGGTAGTGGTAATTGATGTAGCGGGTCTGCTGCGTGTCCCTACGACCCAGTCCATGAACGTACAGGATAAGGTTATGGTGCGTAGTAATACCTATTATGTGGATAACATTCTGCCCGGGCTGACAGTTCATATCTGTGAACTTGTAAAGGATTTCCATGCCTTCTAATATACCGGGCCTTGATGCAGTCGTTCGTCAGTTGAATTCGCTGAAGGGCTTGACGCCCCATTCGGTGCTGGCGGGTGCGTTGGTGCTGCAAAAGTATTCAATGGAGAATGCGCCTGTGCTGACGGGCTTTCTGAAGAATAGCGCTGAAAGTCATGAAACGGGCGATGGTGCTGAACTGGAATTCCATGCTAACTATGCCGCCCATCAGGAATTTGGTACTTCCCGCATGGCTGCCCAGCCTTTTGTCCGTCCGGCTGTTGATGAACATGGACAGGATATTGTGAAGGCCGTGGCAGAACAGATCCAGAAGGATATGAAAGGATTGATAAAATGACAATTCAAGACAATATCCATTCGACCCTTTCAGGTGTAGGCACGACCTATCCACTGGCTGTTCCCAATAGCGGTGCAAGCTATCCCTGCATCGTCTATCAGTTTATTTCAGAAGTTCAGATGCGATCCCATTCTGGTAACGGATTGCGAAAGCATCGTGTACAAATCTCCTGCTGGGCAACAACATATGCCGCAGCAGTTACATTGGCAGAATCTGTAAAAGCTGCCCTTGATCTAAATCAAACCAATTATGAACTTGCCACACATGAAACCAGCCGCGATGAAAAGGAAGTTGAAACAGGACTTTCCCGCCGGATGATGGATTTCTTTGTTTGGCTTTAGGAGTTTACTATGACATCTGCTACTACCAATTATGGAACACTTTTGAAGCGCGCTGGTGCAACCATCGCTGAAGTTGTGTCCATTGACGCTCCCGAATATTCCAACCCTGAAATCGAAGCAACAAATCATTCCAGCGGTGGAGTAAGGGAATTTATTTCCGGCCTGTTGAAGGAGATGACTCCTTTCAAGGCCACGTTGAATGAACTGGATGGTGGATTGGCAACTATTGTTGGCGATCTGCAAAATGGGACGGTGTCCGCTTGGACAATCACGTTCCCCAATACAGACATTCAATCCTTTAGCGCCTTGGTGACTGGCATCAAGCCATTGACCGCCGACGCCCAAAGCCCTGACGTTCTGAAGGCCGAAGTAACATTCAGACCGACCGGCGCACTTAGTTTAGCGTAAGGAGTTGACCAATGACTACTGCTTCCATCTCCAATTACGGTGTGATCCTTGGCAAGGAAGATTCATCGGGCGGCACATATTCCGTTATCGGTGAAGTTGTATCCGTGGATTTCCCCGAACTTTTGAATCCTGAAATTGAAGCGACCAACCATTCAAGTGCTGGAGTACGCGAATTCATTTCAGGAGGACTTCAGGAATTGTCTGTTTTCAAAGCAGTTATGAACTATGTATCTGCCGACGCAGCGCCCCTGATTACAGTTGTGGGAGCCGGGACAAAGGCTAAATATCAAGTCCTGTTCCCCAACACCCAGTTTATCAACTTTTCATCCCTGATTACTGGTTTCAAGCCCATGACTTCTGATGCACAAAGCCCGGATGTCCTAAAGGCTGAAATCACTTTCCGTCCGACTGACAGTTTCCTGTTCATGTCGTCATAATTTATAGTTTTGGAGGATTACTATGAAAAAGAATATTTTATCGGCTGAAGCCCTGACCAAGATCAAGACCAAGGAAGTTGAAATTGCTGGCGGCATTGTTGTTATCAAACAGATGTCGGCTGGCTATGCCCTTGCCCTGCGGGGAAAGGAAATGCAGGATGATGATACTTTCAAGATGGTCGCAGATATGGTTGTGGAGCCAAAGCTAACGGCTGAACAGGTCGGCCAGATGAACATTGCTGATGTTACAGATCTTGCGAATGCCATTCTGGAATTCAATGGAATTACACAGGATGCAATTGAAAAGGCGAAAGCTGATCTAAAAAACGACCCGACCGAAGGTTC